ACCTGAATCAATCAAAAAGAAAGTAGATGCCGAAGCTAAAAAGATGTACTTAGCACCAAGCAAATTAGTATCAATTATTGTACAAAAATATTACGAATCTAAAAACTAAACTATGCAACCATTAATCTATCAAGGAAAACAACTAAAACTACACCAAAGAGCAACTTGTTTACTAGAACTCTTAAAAAAGGCACAAGCAAGGCAATCTAGTATTGAAACCGACCTTACTAAATGGAGAGGAGCAACTTGGGATAACCCTATCAAACTAATGAACAAGTACGAAGATGACTATCTAATTAAGATTGCTAGAATGAACCAAATACAAAAGAGAATCCTTAAATCATACCATTTTTTAATATTAGACTTATATGAGATAACCGAAGATTTTATGTTACCAATAAACCTTTTACATTTTTAATATGAGTTACATAGACAATACCAAGTTCAGCCTTCAAAGAGAAATATACATTCTAGAGGTAGAAAATGAGATGCTGAGAAACCAAATTATAAAACTTAAAATAGAAAAGAATGAACTACTGGTCAATGCCCAGCCTACGAGAGAGGCAAAAAGCGATGAAGGAAAAGATTAATTATGTAGAAAACATAATCAAGGAAATATGCAAATACTACTCTTTAAATGCCGAGCAAGTGAAAGGCAAAAGCCGTAAAAGGGAAATAGTAAAAGCAAGGTTTATTTCTATATATATTATAAAGAACGAAACAGATTTTACTTTAAGTGCTATTGGAAGGATATTTAACAGAGACCATTCAACGATTTTACACTCTATTAAAATTATTAACAATACTTTAACACTTAGGTATGATACAGATATTTCGGATGAATTGAGAGAAATAAAAAAGATTATAAATAACTTGACTTATTAACAAAAAAGTCTTAATTTTAATTATTATTTACCAAAAAACCATAGTATGATTAACTTACAAACAAACTCACTTATCAACATTTACAAGGCTTTATCTGCTTTTCAGCAAGACTGCCCTGTAATTCACAAGGGAACAACTGGGCATAATTACACCTATGCCGACTTCCCTACAATTCTTGAAGTAATCAATCCGATACTCAAGAAACACAATCTAGGATTTACCCAGCTTCTTATTGAGGATGGATTAAAGACAATTATCTTTCACACTATTAGTGGAGAGGCAATTGAGTCTAACGCAACGATTCCACAAATTACTCTTAGGGGTATGAACGAGTATCAATCCTTTGGAAGTGGGATTACTTATTACAGGAGATATGCTTTAAGTGCTGCTCTTGGGTTGGTAACTGATAAAGATACCGATGCCTCTGGAGAGAAAACTGCTTCAGTATTTATTAAGAAACACAAGTCAATACTTGATTTAACATTAGCTATTGATATGTGCGAATCAGTTGCAGAATTAACTAAGCTACACGGCTTAAACAAGGACTTAATGAATGACGGAATTACTGCATTATTCACTAGCAAAAAATCTAAATTATGATTGACCAAAAACTAATCAAACTAAGAGACTTAGTTTCTTATTGGGAATGGAAACATAGTGCTTGTCATAAGTTTTGGATAAATGAAACCTATCAAGAACTTGTAAAGGCAAGACAAAACCTAAAGGAGTATAAGTCTAAACATTATCCATCAACACCATTATTAACCGAGCCTAAGCCATTCTTAAGAATGAATGACTGGACTGAAAACTACGAAAACTATGCCGATTAGTACTTGCTGCGGAGCAGAAACCGATATGGATGAAATAGGCATTTGTCCTGAATGTTTAGAACATTGCGACTGGGAGGATGAAGATGAAGATGAAATACAAAAGGATATAGATGCAGAAAATCAAATTGATGAAGATTTAATTAATAAACAAAACAAATAAAAATGGAAAAGAAACAAAACTATGGTGCTTGGAAAAAAACAACATCAAAAGGAGAAGTAATTGAATTTACTATTGAGGACAAACGCTACTCAATGTGGTTAAATCAATACAAAAAGCCTGAATCAAAAGAACCTGATTACAAAATCTATCCTAATGATTACAAACCAAAAGCAGAAACAAAAATGGAGTATGCATCACCAGTAAACCAACAGGAAAGCGAAGATGATTTGCCGTTTTAATTAACTATCTAAAAACAAAAACTATGAGCCAAAACAAACAAATTGCAGACTACCTAAACAAAGGTAAGAAGCTAACTACTCTTGATGCATTAACTAAATTCGGTTGCTTTAGATTAGCATCACGAATAAACGATTTAAGGAATGATGGGATGAATATATCGACTAAGATTATTAAGCTAGAGAATAAGAAGCAGATTGCCCAATATTCATTAAAATAGTTTATATTTGCATTGAGTGTCGGATACTCATTAAGAACTTATTGCCCTTGCGATGAACTACCAATCCGACTGGTAGGGATTCAATGGGGCTTTTTATTTTATGTCAAAAGATACATTCTATTTCTCCCACGACTACAATAGCCGTAATGATGAAAAGATTAAGTTTCTAATTAGGAAACACGGATTACTAGGGTATGGTTTATTTTGGTCCATTATTGAAGATTTATACAATAATGCGAACGCATTGCGAACAGATTACGAAGGCATTGCTTATGATTATAGAATTGATGTTTCTATTGTTACAAGTGTAATAAACGATTTTGATTTATTTGTTTTTGATGAAGAGCATTTTGGAAGTTTATCAGTGCAAAAAAGAATAGATGAAAGAGATTCTAAAAGTGTAAAGGCAAGAGAATCAGCACATAAGAGATGGACTAATGCGAACGCAATGCAATCGCAATGCGAAGGCAATGCTATAAAGGAAAGGAAAGGAAAGGAAATAAATGAAAAGAAAGTAAATAAAGTAAATATAATAGATGAACAATTTGAGGAATTTTGGGATTTATACGATTATAAAAAATCTAGGGATAAAGCAGAAAAGGCTTGGAAAACTTTAAATCAAGAGGAAAAGGCTTTAGCTTTACAACACGCACCAGTATATGCTCAATCAACCCCTGATAAACAATTCCGTAAACATCCTACAACCTATCTAAACAGTAAATCTTTTAACGATGAAATTATTGAACGAACTATTAGTACAAAACTTAGCTACGCAGAACTTGAATGGGAACGACTTAAAAATCTTGGATAGAGATGAAATAAAGGTTTATAAGGCAATGGAATCTATGCATATTGGCAAATGCTCAAGGATAGAAGTAACAGAGCATCTAAAGACTTGTATTGCTTTGAGTGGTATGCAAGTGCCAACAAATCAAATATTTAATTTATGCGTTTCATTTACGATAGAATCATACGGACAATACAAACTAAAAGAACTGGGAGTAGCATTTAAGATGTTTGCAGAGGATAAGTTTACTATTGATAAGCATATAAGTTTTAGTCCTAAGTTAATTGGCGAGGTAATGAATGCCTATAAAAAGATAGCAGTACAAGTAAGAAACAAAACAATTCAAGAACCTAAACAAATAGTTATGCAAGTAGATGAAGAGCAAGTAATTAGAGAGGAAGCTGAGTATTGGAAAACATCTAAGAAGGACTGGCGATTCCTAAACTATCAATGCTTTGATTACCTATGGAAACGAAAACTGCTAAAGATAACCCCTGATAAAGCCGAGTACATAAAATCTAAAGTAAAAGCCTACCATTTGGCACAGGCTAAAAAGCCTGAAGATATGTTAGTAGATGAGGAAACTATGAGACAACAATGCAAAAAATATTCCCTTAAACTTTATTACGACAACGAACTATGATAGAGAATTATATACCAATGGAAGATGTGCTTATAAGAATCAAGTACCACCCAGATATAACAAAACAAGAGAAGGAACAATTTAAAGAAGCCATTAAAGGAATCTATATGACCGAGAAAGGCAAAGTAAAAATGAATAAACCTAAAAAATATCAAAATGAAAGCAACACTATTAGTTCTAATTATCCTTTGGATTTGGATAATCTATGAGATGAAAAACGCACCATTAAATAAAGACAAATGAAAGAAACATTACAAATGCTAAAATTTTTTTTTATCTCAGTTCCAGTATTCCTATTGGTGTATTGTACTGTTATGATTTATGTTGAACTTAAAGAACTTTATGAGTAAGATAAGAGGACACGAAAACGCACAACCAATAAGATTAATATTTATAGATACAAAAGAGGAAATAGAATTTAAGTCAGTAGCCTACGCAAAAAGAGTAACAGGAGTAAATGAGTATCAAATAAAGGAAAGCCTTAACCCAGTCAAAAAGAAAAGATTTGAATACCAAAATAGACAAATAGCGTTCCGTATTAAGAAATAATCTAATTTTGTCCTATGGCATTACAAACCATTCCAAAACTTACAAGCAAAACACAAACAATTTTTAATCGTTATATACGACAAAGAGATAGTCAAAATGGATATTTTACTTGCATATCGTGTGGCACTACTAAAGATACATCCCAAATGGATGCAGGTCATTATGTGCCTGTCAAGAATAGTTCAGCTTTAAGATTTGATGAGTATAATGTAAACGGAGAGTGCAAGGCTTGTAATGGGTTTGACCAATTCCACTTAATAGGATATAGAAAAAACCTAATAGATAAGATTGGCGAAAGAATGGTAATGCACTTAGAAAGTCAATCTAGATTGATAAAAAAATGGACTAGAACAGAGTTAAACGAACTAATAAATAAATATGGCGAAACTAAATCCTAATGGCAAGGTCTCCTTTGGAGCAAGGAAAAAAGGAAAGGCTAAAAAGAACAATGGTCCTAAAGACAAACCTACTAAACCTTATAACCGACAAGGCAGATGCTAATTACCGAAATAAAATCTAATCCTAATAATCCTAGATTAATAAAGGATCATAAGTTTAAGCAACTTGTAAAGTCTATTCAGGACTTCCCCCAAATGTTAGAACTTAGACCTATTGTAATAGATGAGAACAATATGGTTTTAGGTGGCAATATGAGGCTAAAGGCTTGTCTTGAAGCTGGGTTAACAGATGTGCCTGTGATTCACGCAAACAATCTAAGCGAGGAAAAAAAGAAAGAGTTTATTGTAAAGGATAATGTAGGCTATGGCGAATGGGATTGGGATGACCTAGCTAATAATTGGGATGCCTTAGAATTGACTGAATGGGGTTTAGATATACCAAATTTTGAGGGCGAAATACTAGAGGCACAAGAAGATAACTTTGATGTACCTGTAGGTGGAAGCGAAACAGATATTGTTTTAGGCGACATCTTTGAAATAGGCCAACATAAACTTTTATGTGGCTCATCTACCCAAACAGATAGCTGGAGCAAAATATTTGCCTCTGAACTAGCAGACTTGGTAATAACAGACCCCCCTTATAATGTGGCTTATACAGGTAAGACTAAAGATGCCCTAACTATTCAAAATGATAGTATGGGAGATGGAGACTTTTACCAATTTTTATATGATTTTTACACTGCATTGGGTTCTTATACCAAAGCAGGTGGTTCTTGGTATGTTTGGCACGCTGATAGCGAAGGTGCTAATTTTAGAAGGGCAATGGCTGACGCTGGTATAATGGTTAAGCAATGCCTTATTTGGGTAAAGAATTCTATGGTAATGGGTAGACAAGATTATCAATGGAAGCACGAGCCTTGTTTATATGGATGGAAAGAAGGTGCTGCTCATAGTTGGTATTCAGATAGGAAACAAACTACAATACTAGAATTTAATCGCCCTAATAGAAATGCAGAGCATCCTACTATGAAGCCAATTGAATTAATAGCATATCAAATTACAAATAGTTCTAAAGTTGGAGACTTAGTTGCAGATGGCTTCTTGGGTAGTGGGACTACAATGATAGCTTCTCATCAATTAGGTAGGAAATGCTATGGTACTGAACTAGACCCCAAATACTGCCAAGTTATTGTAGATAGGATGCGTAAACTAGACCCAACATTGGAAATCAAGAAGAATGGGGTAACTTTGCCTTAACAGGCTAAAATCAGGCGATATGGCAATACCAAATCAGGAAGTAGGGCAATTTAAGAAAGGGGAATCAGGCAACCCAGCAGGGCGACCTAAGGGCGTTCCTAATAGCAAGACTCGTTTACTAAGATTATTAGAATTAGTGCAAGTAAAGACTAATCCTATTACAGGAGAGAAGGAGGAGTTTACTGTTGCAGAGCAATTAGATATGATGGTACTACAAAAGGCATTTAAAGGCGATTTGAAGGCTTATCAGGAAATACTTGATAGACTAGAAGGCAGAGCCAAACAAACAAATGAGATAGAACTATCAGGAGGACTGCAAATAAATTGGGAGGAGAAAAAAACTTACGTTGAAAAAACAGGAAGCCTATAATGGAATTATCCATAAAACAAACAACTGCTTTAGACCTATTAGAAGATAAAACAACAAATGAGATTCTATTTGGAGGAGGAGCAGGAGGTGGTAAGACTGCTTTAGGTTGCTACTGGCAGCTTAAACAAAGATTAAAATATCCCAATACAAGAGGACTAATTGGGAGAGCCGTGTTAAAAACCCTAAAAGAAACAACCTTAGTCTCATTCTTTCAAATAGCTAAAATGCAAGGGCTAGAAGCCAACAAGCATTATAAGTTTAACGGACAAACAAGCCAAATAGAATTTCCTAATGGTTCTACTATTCTACTCAAAGACCTTTACTCATACCCTTCCGACCCTAACTTTGATGAATTAGGTTCATTAGAGATTACAGATGCTTTTATAGATGAGGCGAATCAAGTAGATGATAAGGCTAGAAACATTATTAAATCAAGGATAAGATTCCAACTAGACCAAAACGATTTAGTGCCTAAGATTCTTTACACTTGTAACCCAGCAAAAAACTGGACTTACTCTGAGTTCTACAAACCAGAGCAAGAAGGCACAATATCTAAGAATAAAAAATTTATTACTTCCCTGATAGATGATAATCCTTTTATCTCTAAGCATTACAAAGAGAACTTACTAACTTTGGATAGTGTTTCAAAGGAGAGGCTTTTATTTGGTAACTGGGAGTACTTAGATGACCCTGCACAACTTATAGACTATGATAAAATACTTGACTCTTTTACCAATACGTTTATTCCTATTGGCGATTCTTATATTACTTGCGATGTGGCACGTTTTGGGAATGATAGTACTGTTATTGGTATATGGAGTGGCTTTCGTGTTAGGTTTTATCAATTCAATGGTAAATCAGTTGTTGAGGTCGCTGAACTTATAAAGAACTTTGCAACAGAACACAAAGTACCTACATCTAACATTGTTTGCGATGAGGATGGAGTAGGAGGTGGAGTAGTAGATATTCTTAGGTGCAAAGGATTTGTCAATAATAGTTCTCCATTAGTAAACCCTGTAACAAGACAAAAGGAAAACTTTGATAACTTAAAGTCTCAATGCTATTTTAAATTAGCAGATATGGTTAACAAATCAGAACTTTACATACAAGCAGATGGGAAACAAAAACAAACTATCATTCAGGAACTAGAACAAGTCAAACAAAAGTCAGTAGATAACGATATGAAAAAAGGAGTAATTCCTAAAGATAAAGTTAAAGCAGCAATAGGTCGTTCTCCTGATTTTAGTGATTGTTTAGCTATGAGAATGTTCTTTGAATATTCACCAAGATTTCAAGTAAGTGTATTTTGATGTAAAAATCATAACTTTGTTTAAATTCTAATAATATGGCATTTTTCGACTTCTTAACTAAAAAGAAGATAAACACTCTATTACCTAATATTCCTTTTGATACAAGTGTCGCTATTCAACGTGGAATCGTTACTTGGCAAGGTGGTGATTCAAGAGCATTCGTAAGAGATGGATATATAGCTAACGATATAGTTTACTCAATTGTAAAATTAATTACTGATAAAGCAAAACTTGCTCCATTCCACGTTTATAAAGTTAAAGATGAAGTATCTGCAAAAAGATATAAGTCATTGATGAAACAACCAGATAAGATTACTAATTGGCAAGAGGTAAACGATTTACATAAGAAAGCATTTGAGATATATACAGGAGACCAAAGATTAAACGACCTATTAAAATATCCTAACGGAGAAGATACTTGGGCAGATTTAGTTGAGCAATGGTGTGGATTTAAGTTAATCACAGGAAATTCATTTATATATGGAAAACTTATTGAAACAGGAAACAATCAAGGTAAGCCGTTTGAATTATTTGCATTACCTGCTCAGTATATGGCTATTATTGCAAACATCGAAATGTTCCCACCAACCAGAGTTGGATATCAATTATACTATGGAGCAATGTGGTCGTTTGACCCTAAAGAAATATTACACGACAAATACTTTAACCCTGAATGGACAGTTACAGGTGGTCAATTGTACGGACAATCTCCGTTATTAGCAGCTGCTAGAACATTGACTAGAAGTAATGAAGCTAAGACTGCTGCCGTTGCATCATTCCAAAATGGTGGACCAGCAGGAGTTCTATTTATGAACGATGAAAGATTTGATCCTACAAGTGGTCAAGCACAAGCACAAGCATTAAAAAGAGCAGTAAGTGAGAAAGGTGGAGCAGCTAACTTTAACTCTATTGCCGTAAGTGGTTATAAAGTAGATTGGAAACAAATAGGACTTAGTCCAGTAGAACTTAATATCATTGAATCAGAGAAATGGGATATGAAGGCACTTTGTAATATTTACGGAGTACCATCTCAACTATTGAACGATTCAGATAATAAGACTTATAACAATCAATTAGAAGGAGAGAAGGCATTAACTTTAAGATGTGCTATTCCTTTGTTAGATTCATTGACTGAGAACTTAAATAGGAAATTGCATACTGATTGGGGATATAGAAATAGTGGATTGTATGTAGGATATGATATTCAAGTCTACCAAGAATTAGAGGCTAATAAATCAGAGCAAGTTGCTTGGTTAAATACTGCTTGGTGGATTTCTCCTGCACAAAAGAATGAAATTATGGGTATTAAAACTCCTGATTATATTCCACAAGAGGAAATGGAGAAACTTTACATCCCTTCATCTTTGCAACCTACTGACCAATTTCAACCTTTGAATATTCCTGACAACCTAAACCCATAAAATGATTTGGCAAGATTATAGAAAACTATATGCCAACGCATTAAAACAATATTCACCTAAGTTCAAGAAAGAACTGCAAAATCAGGTGAATACCTATTGCCGTACACAAGACTATTCTAAAATTAGCGACAAAGCCCTTAAAAAGACCATTTACAAGCTCCATTTAGCTATGGGTACTAAAATGGCTCTAATAAGCGAAAGTGCCGTTAAAAAGTCTGTAAAGGGGGTTTATGTGCCTATGGAGTTTAAATCACAAAAGACCGATGCCTTTCAGTATGCTATTATCCAAGTCCTACAAAATGATGGCTTAGACCAATTAGCAGCAGATATTACCGAGACAACCAAAGAACAAATAAGAAGATTCTTAATTGAGGCTGCACAAAAGAATTACACATTAGCAGAGACAATTGCCTTACTTAGAACTTCAGGTATTACAGATTATAGAGCAGAACTTATTGCTAGAACGGAAACAGGCAGAGCAGCAAACATAGGGTCAATGGTAGGAGCAACAAGCACAGGACTTGTAACTATCAAAGAATGGATTGCAGCTAGAGACAATAGAACAAGGAGAGAGCCAAGAGACCATACCGACCATTTAATTATGGATGGAACTAAACTACCAATGGAAAAGCAATTTCAAGTGCCAAACAATAAAGTAGGATTAGGTTATGAACTAATGGACCATCCTTGCGATAGCAAAGCAAGTGCTGCCAATGTTTGTAATTGCAGATGCACTTTAGGATATGAGGCAGTAAGAGGTCCAAATGGAAAACTTTTAACTTTAGTAGACAACCCACCAATGGGTAGAATTGCAGTTATTTGGAATGCCTTACAAAATGTAATGGGTCAAGCAATATCAAAACTTATAGCATCATTAATAGAATAACAAAAAAAATAATAACTTTGTCAATATGAAAACATACGCATCAAAAGATACTATTGTTGAAAAACAAGATATCGGTTACGAAGTAATGGATGTTGATACCGAAACTCGTAGAGTTAAA